GATAAGGCAGGCCGTCGTTCGGAACTGACTTATCAGCTTGCAAAGCTGGGTTCGGAACTGAAGCGCGACATGGAAGCAGCTTTGCTTGCTAACCAAGCATCGGTTGCTGGTAACACCACAACTGCACGTCGTACTGCTGGTCTTCCTGCGTGGTTGACCTCGAACACCTCGTTCGGTTCAGGCGGCGCAAACCCAACGGTTGGCTCGACCCCGACTGCTGCTCGTACCGATGGTACGCAGCGTGCATTCACAGAAGCGTTGCTGAAGGGTGTTATCCAGAGCGTCTGGACTTCAGGTGGTACGCCTAAGATGCTGATGGTTGGTCCTTTCAACAAGGTAGCCGCGTCTGCATTCTCAGGTATTGCTACTCGTTACCGTGACGTTCCAGCAGGCCAACAGGCACAGATCATCGGCGCAGCCGACGTATATGTATCTGACTTTGGTACAGTCAACATCGTTCCTAACCGCTTCCAGCGTGACCGTGATGCGTTTGTCGCTGATCCCGATTACGCCTCGTTGGCAATTCTTCGTCCGATCCAACAGATGGAACTGGCGAAGACCGGCGATGCTGAAAAGCGTTTGATGCTCGTTGAGTATGGCTTGAAGGTAAACTCGCAAGCAGCCCACGGTATCGTGGCCGACTTGACCACCTCGTAAGCACTAACTGGGTGAGGGGGCCATGTGCCCCCTCATCTAACTATTGAGGGCTATATGACAAAACGTCTCATTAACGACGATGCTTTCACAGGCGTCAAAACTTTTTACGATTACGATGCCGGTAAGGACGAAGCGATCATCTCGAAAGAGCAGGATGTTTCCGCAATTATTGAGCAGAACAAGCGCGAATTTAATGAAGCGCCGGAACGCTGGGGTGAGTGGTCCAAGGTTGGCAGCATCCCAATTTCAGTGTATTACGAACTTGAGCGCCAAGGTATTACTAAAGACCAAGAGCGCATGAAGAAATGGTTGAACGATCCTGACAACCTTTACTTCCGCACAAGGCCGGGGACTGTTTAATGGCAATTACAACGTACTCTGAATTAAAGACTGCCGTAGCTGACTTCCTTAACCGGGATGATCTTACTTCGGCCATTCCAAATTTTGTTGCATTAGCGGAAGCGTCTTTGAACCGCCGTATGCGCGCTCCTGAAATGGTGACGCGGGCAACGGTGACGGTTGATGCAGAGTACGAGAACCGTCCAGCCGATTGGCTTGAGACAATTCGGTATCAGATGACCACAAATCCGATAACGGTTCTTCAGTTTGTTACGCCGGAAGAAGCCAGCATTCAAAAGACTAAGTTCTCTGTGTCTGGTACGCCGTTGTTCTTCTCAACTGTTGGTACTCAGTTCCAACATGTTCCAGCGCCGGACACGTCTTACTCAGGTGAGTTGATGTATTACGCCCGCGTTGCGGGCTTGTCTGACGCGAACACTTCTAACTGGCTTTTAACTGCTAATCCTGATATATACCTGTACGCAACGCTTGTTCAAAGCGCGCCATATTTGAAAGAAGATGAGCGCATTGGTGTTTGGGCTGGCATATTAGATCGCCTGATGGCTGAATACGAAGTTGCAGAGCAGCGGGCCAAGACAGGCTCAAGTCGGTTGGTTACTCGGACAAGGACGTTTGGTTAATGGCGGATACAACAACTACCAACCTTGGCCTTACCAAACCAGAGATCGGCGCGTCTGCCGATAGCTGGGGTAATAAGCTAAACGCTGACCTTGATCTTGTCGATGCGCTCTTTGCAGCCGCAGGTACAGGGACGAGCATCGGCGCTAATGTAGGTGCAGGTAAGACACTTGCTGTTGCTGGGACGCTGAACGTCACTGGCACAGTTTCTGGCGGCATTGTTGCCCCGCTTGCTTCGCCAACATTTACCGGCACGGTTGTCCTGCCGAACACGACCAGCATTGGCGGCGTAAGCGCAGCAGAGATCGTTTACCTCGACGGTGTAACGTCGAACGTCCAGACGCAGCTTGATGCTAAACTTGGTACTGCGACGGCAGCGTCCACCTACGCGCCACTTGCCAGCCCAAGCCTGACAGGCGTACCGACCGCCCCTACCGCTGCGGCTGCGACCAGCACAACGCAGATTGCTACCACAGCGTTTGTCGATACCAGCTTTGCAAAGCTTGCGTCTCCTGCGTTCACTGGAACACCTACCGCACCAACAGCCGCGTTCGGCGCTAACAACACTACAGTCGCTACAACCGCGTTTGTGCAGCAGGTCGCGCTTAACAATCAGCTTCCATTGCAGGCGGGTAACGCCGGTAAGTTTCTTACTACTGATGGGTCCAACGCAAGCTTTGCGACTATCACGATCCCAGCGCAAGTCTACCCAGCCGCTGGCCTTGCCGTCTCCACTGGGACTGCATGGGGAACATCTGTCGCCCCAGGCACAACTGGGCAGGTGCTAACCAGCAACGGAACTAATTGGGTTTCTGGTTCCGCCCCATCCACATCATACACCACACTTATGAAATTCGGTCTGTAAGGAAGTTTTGAAATGCCCGATACACTGAAGCAATTCTATAACGCAACAATCAACGTCACTGGGTTAACAGGGGCGCAGACAGCTACGTTGTTTACAAACAGCGCAACAACCCGCGCCGTCATCAAGGACATTGATGTTGCGAACACGTTTCCAATAGCGCCAAACCTGACGGTTGGTGGAACGCCTACTGCTTCTCTCGGTTCAAGCCTCACTGGTTCTGAAATTGTAGATGTTAGCCAAGCGGTTGCTATGTCGTTTGCGGCCCCCCTTTCGTATACATCAACGACACTAGCATATCTAGAGGGGGCTGCGCAGAGGCTTAACGTAGCCTATAATATTAACGGCACGTCGGTTTCTAGCACTACCGTAGACCAAACGCAAACGACCATGGCTTCCAGTTTTGCAACTGCGGTGTATCAGTCGCCAGATGGCGATGTATTTTCCGTGCAGACAGACGGTGACGCTAGTTGGTTCTTGTATAAAAACGCAGGTAGCGCACTTGGAACTCGCACAACTATAAACACTGGCAATACTTCAAATTACTCATGTATTGCGTTTGACAATGTAAATACCTTTTATTGGCTTACAAGCACAACTAATTTGCGGGCTTTCAATGCAGACACAGAGACTACAACGAATACCACCATTTCCGCTGTTACTGCTGCAACAACCCAACCCCGTATTATGCACAGTAACGGATATTTATATTATCAAAATCAGTCAGGCAACTACCCATTTCTAATTGAAATCTCAACTGGTCGGTGGGCGCAAACGTTCGGAGTCGTAGGCCAGTACGACCAATCAACTAGTATACCAGGTTTCTTTTTTGACACATCCACTCGCGTTGCGACATTGATGTTTTATCGTTCTTCTAATAATACCTACTACCGTTATATAAGCGCTGCGATTCCTGCTTTAACAGCAGCGTCGGTAAATGATTCAACTAGTTGGTCAGGGGCGACCCTGGCACCGGGTAGCTTTCAAGGCTCAAGCGCCTCAACCGGCCCAGGCCATATCGTTTTATCAAGTGCTGATGGGGGTGTTATGCTTAATGGGGCTATTTACCCATCCATATTATCGGGAATATCTGGCGGTACAGGGGGATGGACCTTAGTTCCCTTAAATACTACTAATGGAGGAACTTGGCGTCCTAGAAGGTCTACGAGTTTTTCCCCGACGGTAAACACCACAAACTTTCCAAGCACAATTTCTCTGCGCGTCACTGGCGTAGAAGTAACACCGTAAGGATTACGTTATGCTTATTCCATCTACAACCGCAGTTTCCCCTTCGACGCTTTCAATGGCGAACCCACGGCAGATTGCCCTGACAACTGCTAGTTCCTCAGTAGTACTATATACAGTACCAGTAGGTAAAAAGTTTGTTGGGTATATTTACGGCCAAACTCTTGCTTCGGAATACCAGATAACGCCTTCTGGTGGCACAGCAGCTTTTAATAGCGCACCGGCTAATAACACAAACGCTCCAATCACGCCGTTACAATCCGTTCTCGTCGCTGGAACAATTATCACCTCTGGAAGCTCTAATAGAATTTATGTAATTGGCGTAGAGAGCGACCTGTAAGATGGCAACGATCATAGTAGCTGACGACCTAACCGTCCACGCTGTTTCTGATGACGGCGCGTTTGAATTTTTCTTGCCGAACTATGACCCAGAAACGATGGCCGCTTTCCCATCGGCTGGCGAGGCATACGCTTGCGGAAATAAATACGCAGAAGAAGGCCGTGTATGGCAACCGTACAAATCTCCTGAAGAGCGGGAGCAGGAGCGCAACGACAATATCATTGCGGGCAACAAGCCAATCCGCAACGCCAAGTTGGCAGAATGCGACTGGACACAGATCAGTGACGTTAACCTAACTGACGATTGCAAGGCCGACTTCGCCGCATACCGCCAAGCCCTACGCGATGCCGACATGCTCGACCCAGTATGGCCAGACGCTCCTGTGGAAGAATGGTCCATCTGATGGACATGTCGTTCGGCGTTGATACCCTTATAACCGTCATTGCTGGCGTCTTCGCCATCATTGGCGTGTGGACGCAACTGAGCAATCGTCTCGCCATCCTTGAGACGAAGCTGGAATATGGCGATGAGAAGTTCAACGCCATTGATAAGAAGTTCGACGAGGTGATGATGCACCTTCGCCGGATCGAAGACAAGCTGGACCATAAGGCAGACAGATGAATTTCCTAAACAATTTTGAAAGCAAGATTGATGGCGTGAATGACACTGTAGAGTTTGTCATTCGCGTTTCCATTATAACGCTATCGGCTGTGATCCTTGTGGTCGTTATGGCGTTGGTAGTCGGCCTGTTCTTGCCAAATGATGTAGTGGATAGCACGGCCATCCTTGAGATGATTAACCCTGCGTTCCAGACCATCATCGGTGCGTTCGTTGGTCTACTCGGTGGCCTTTCCCTCAACGCCAATGCGCGTGATAAGGAAGAGCCTGTCGAGCCTGAACCAGCCCCGACACTTGATGATGACGAGATGGCTCCGTGGGAAATGTATCGCAACGATCTTCGCTACGACAACAACGATGATGGCACGATTGACGAGAAGGACTTCCCTAACTGGCGTAATCCGGGGGCGTAAATGACAGGCGAACTTTCGACCGTTGAACTGATCGGCCAGCTATGGCCGGTTGTTCTTGCATTCATTTCGCTAACCATCATCCTCGCCAAGATGGATGTGCGCCTTGGTATGGTTGAAGAGAAGATCAAGACACTGTTTGAATTGTGGAATAAGGGGCGGGATAAGTGAGCCTTGTAAACCTTCAGAATAAATTAGGAGTAACGGCAGATGGCGCGTTCGGTCCGGGAACATTTAAAAAGGCTGCGGCTTTCTATAAACTTTCGCCAGATCGGGCAGCGCATTTCTTTGCTCAAACAGCGCATGAAAGCGGCGGCTTCAAGGCTTTTAGCGAAAACCTTAACTATAGCGCGAAAGGTCTACGCGGCACTTTTGATAAGTATTTCCAGACTGAAGCAATTGCTAGGGCGTATGAACGCCAGCCAAAAAAGATTGCTAATCGGGCATATGCAAACCGCATGGGCAATGGTAATGAAGCGTCTGGGGATGGCTGGAAGTTCCGTGGACGTGGCGCTCTCCAACTTACTGGCAAAGCAAATTACCAAGCTTTCGCCACCTACATCGGACGCCAAGAAGTAATGGACAACCCCGACCTTGTGTCGGGTGAACTGTGCTTTGAGAGCGCGCTTTGGTTCTTTGACCGCAACAAACTCTGGGGCATCTGCGACCAAGGTACAGGCGACGGCGCTATCCTTGCGCTGACAAAGCGTATTAACGGCGGTACGCACGGCTTCGATGACCGCAAGGCGAAGACAAAGAAGTACGCAACATGGCTTTAATTCCTAATCCAATCCTTATGTATGCAGTTGGCGGTGCGCTTGTTATCGGTATTGCTACGGGATGGAAGGTCAAAGACTGGCAGTGCGACGCCGCGTATTCCAAGGCTTTGGAAAAGGCAGAGAAGCAACGCCAAGAAATGCAAGGAAAGATAGATGAGGTTTCTACGCTTTACCAAACCCAACGAGATCAAGCCGATGTCGTGGTCGCCGGAGAAAGAGAAACAATACGGGAAATATACAAAACTCTCCCTGCTGTTTCTGCTGATTGTGCTCCTGATTATCGGGTTATCGGGCTGCTCGAAGGCGGTATCAATCGTGCCAATGCCGCTGCCTCCGGCGAACCTAGCGAGTAATTGTCCAGTACTTCCCGCCCCGCCGTCAATCCTAACCGACCCTGATCGTGCAACTTGGGAAGTTGATCTTATAGCTAAATACGGCGATTGTGCACTGAAACATCGCTTGACGGTAGAAGCATGGGAAGAGGCTGTAAAAACTTCTAAAAAGTGATATAAGGGCGCAGCGCCTCAACACGGACAACAGCATGACACTGATCCCTATTTCCATACCACCCGGCGTTTACCGCAACGGCACTGAGCTTCAGGCTGCGGGACGGTGGTATGACGCCAATCTTATTCGTTGGCACAACGGGACAATGCGTCCGGTTGGTGGGTGGCGTGTTCGTAATAGCGTGGCCACTAACGGTATCCCCCGCACAACGCTTGCGTGGCGCAGCAATGACGGCACACGTCGTCTTGGGGTGGGGACCAATACAAAACTATTCAGCATGACTTCGGCGGGTGTCCTTGTTGACATCACGCCAACAGGTTTTGTTCCAGGCTCAGCAAACGGCAGTGACAACACCGGCTACGGAAGCCTTGCTTATGGCAGCTACGCCTACGGTACACCGCGTCCAGACATTAGCCCAATCACGGAAGCAGCCACATGGAGCCTCGATACTTGGGGTGAATATCTTGTCGCCTGTTCAACATCTGACGGCA